GATTGTCGTTTATTTCCATTAGTTTGCTTTCTTTGCATTTCCACCTTGAACTACAACATCATCATCAGAAAAACCTTTACTCTTTAAAAGTTCTCCAATTTTAGAGATCATCTTAACTTCAGCATGTTTTTCGTGTTTGTCTTTGTATTTGATATATTCCTTGTTATCTTTTACAGATTCAAACTTGGTGAAGTAACCAATACCGCCATCGTAGCTGTCTTTTAGTTTACTTTCAGGAACATATTTTCCAGTTGATACATTCCATTGACCATCTTTAAATAAATAAATATATTCTATAAATATATCTCCACGCATTGATTGCATATACATCCACTCATCTCTATAGGTTCTGGCTGGCTCTTCTTTCCTGTCCCAGTCTCGACCATAAAAACTACATTCATCTAGAGTGTCGCCTAAGTAACTGGCGTCTCCATGATTAAAGAGTTCAGCTGCCAGCTGTCTATTGTTGTAATGATCAACCAGGCATTTTCCAACGCCATATGGATAACCATCACTATGGACATAGATAACTTTGACCTTCTTTGTCTTTGGATCTTCTATTGCTATATTACTTCTTGTACTCATGTTTCCTCTTTCTTTTTTGTTAATGAGATATCTTATAATATCCCAGATCAATTGTCAAGCATTATTTTTAGGCTTGTTGCTTGACGCTTGTAGCTTGTAGCTTAGAATCATTCTAAACTGACCAGTAACTCTTCACATCAACTGACTGCAGTTCGTCGACACTAATAGTTACTGATCCCAGATCCAATGGCGTGGGCTTTACGTCCTACTTTGCCACATTGGATCAGGGATCAGCTGTGCTGACCTGTTTTTACAATGCATCCAATCAGGCCAATATATAAAATGCATTCACATCTGATCCCAGATCCCTACTGGGTGGAAGCTTCTCTTAAATTCCAAACACCTTAAGGGATCAGGGATCAGTTCTGGTTGCGAAAGGTAGGGAATGAAAGCCCGTTTTTTCAACCAGAAGTTGTCCCGAGACAGTTATTATCACGGCTCATATCTCAGGAGCCTTGATTACTACTATATAAGATTTTATAAGAGAAGTCAATAGACAGATTGTCGCACCCTGCGACAAAATAGTTCTTGACAACTCCCATATTATCCTATATACTAGGGGTGGGTGGTCGGGATATATAGAGAGGTGTGTTCAACCATAGGTTGAAACTTTTTTAAAAAAGTATTTGACATTTAATCCCAGATAGTATAAGATGTCATTATAAATATGAAAGAGGTACAAATGCAAACAAATAAAAATAATATAAGTGATCAAGCTTTTGATTTAGCAAAGTCAATGAACAATGCGTCAAGAGTTGCAAACTTATACGGCAAATTATTTGCTTTACAAGAAACACAAATATATATACTTTCAGAAATTAAGAAAGTAAAAGAGCAAATAGAAAGAGAGGACAATGAGTAGAATAAGACTAAATCAAGAGTACAGAAACAAGATTGCTAATCGCATGAGAGTACATCTTGAACAAGAAGATACGCAAGAAAAGAAAAAGTATGATGAACTCAAAGGCGAACAAATTGGGTTAAATGATAAGGCATGGGATTTGGCAGAACAAATTGTCAGAAAACATTATACACCAGAAGATGTTAAAATGGCATATCATCTTCAAAACAAATTTGAAAATGTTTCAACTATTGCAAAAGATAGTTGTTTTCATTTTCATTATTTAGGTCAAGTTGAAAGTAGAGATTACGACAATAATCCTATTGTGAAAGAAGATACCATTGAAGAACATTTTGACTTTAGATTAAATGGCGCTTATGAGGGTAGTGATAGCAATTCATATTCACAAGATAGGGCTTATGGTTATGCTTTGTATCGTGATGAACTCAAAGCACAAGATAATTGCAACCCAGATATTTTGATTGAACAAGAGGGCAAAGACAATAACCCACATTTAACAAAATATACAGACGCAAACAATAAATATCTTGGTAATGACGACAATGGATATGGCAAACAATGGAATGAAAAATATCAATTAGATTTAATTGGTAGAGAGTATTGTCGAGATCGTTCTATCGCTTGTAATGAACAACAATTTCTTATGCTTAAAGAGTGGAAATCAGCAAAAGGTCAATTTGTTCTAGCACATAGAAATTGGATTAAATCTATTTTAGACCAGATGAAAGAAATTAAAATTGGTTTAAAAGGTTATAAATATCTTGACGAGGGAATTGAACTTGCTACTGAACTTGGTTTAAATATTTCAGACGCAGAAATAATTAGAACTAACTCAACTGGCCTGACAATATATAATCCTAAAAATCTTGCTGATAGGATTAAAGGTATGAAAAACAAAAACACAACTAGAGAGGATAAAATAAAAGCAAGACTACTATACGAGCAAAAACAAAGAGAAAATAGTTTAAATTAACTATTGACATTAATGGGATTATGATATATAATCCCATTAATAAAAACAAAAAGAAAGCGAGGAACAATGAAAGACATAAACAACATGCCAAAAGAGTTTTACATAACTTATTTTGCTAGAACTCACAATGGCGAGCCAATCAAAAATGGTGGTAAAATAATAACAAGACGAGCAAGTAAAGAAAAACCAAATGGAGTACTTGGTAAAATCTTCACAGACAAGAATGGTACTGATAGATTTATTTACTGGGATAAAGACGCAGAAAATAAATCAGGTGGATTTGGCGACTGGCGACATGCAACGGGCGAGTGGACAATAAAGGCAGTTGCATAATGCAAGATATTTGGATTTTAATTTTTATAGGGTATGCGATTGGATTTATAACAATCGCATACTTTGGTATTACTGGAGTTAATGATATTATTAATTTCAAAAATCAACAATATAAACAAGAGCAATTAAATAAGTCTTTTGAGAAAGCGAAAAAAAATGAGCAAAGAACAAATTAGAGAAGAAATAAAAGAGATATTAAGAGTGTATCATTATGAAAGCGACACAGAAAATATGTCTAAAGATGTGGTTACAAGTTTAGAAAATATTGTAGGGAGTTTAAAAAATGAGTGATTATAACTGGTGTCATAATCCTGATTGCCATAGGATTGAAACACAATCAAGGATTCGTGGAACTGGCGACAATAAAGTATTAAGAACTGTTAAAATAAAAGTAGGCAGATATGGAAACTATCAACCTAATATTTGGGATTTTTTTTGTAATAATAGTTGTTTATTTCAATTCTTAAATAAGTTTGGACGAGAGATTGCAAATACTTATTCTGTTAAAGAACCAAAAGAAACACCAATAAAAGTTAAAACTGAAAAATATGACACTTATAGATATAGGCATAATGCAAATGGCGATTATGAAAGATATGAAACAATAGGAACAAGAAAAATAATTGAAAATAGTTCTTGACTTTTATTCTGTTATGGGATATAATAGGATTAAATTAACAGAAAGAAAAAAATGATTATAAAAATAGGCGACACACTAACAGACGAAAGAGGAAGAACTGGAGTAATTAGTCAAATAGGAATAGCAACAGATAAAAGAGATATTGCAGGCGAATTAGGATTAAAAGCAAAAGAGTATGATACTGATTTAAATTATACTGGCTCTGTTATATTTGGCGATAACTGGTGTTATTTTATGGATATAAGAAAAGTAAATAAAAAAGCAGTTAAAATTGATTTGACTGATTGGATTGGGGTTTAATATGATACCGAGAGGAGTACTAAAGACAATAATCAAATTAAGAAATATGACACCTCAAGAAATAAGAGCATATTTTGAGGAACGAGCAACGAGAATAAAGTCAAGAGGTTGGAGTGCAAAACAACATGCAGAAGATCAAGAGAAATGGCATGGTTTAAAACATGAAAGAACTTACTCAAAACATTTTGACAATGTTGCATAAATTAACTATTGACTTTTATTTTATTATGGGATATAATAGGATATAACAAAGCGAGGAAAATATGAAAAAAGAAAGAACAGAAAAAAGAGTTAATAGATTCAATGGTGAATCTGTTATGCTAACTAAAGAAGAAGCAAAGATTCATGATGAAATATTTATTCATGAAGTTAATGCAACACTAGAAGATTACAAGCTAGGCACAGGTGCGAGTAAGCATTGGCAAAAGATGAGAGATAAACTTTCATGGTTCATGAAACACAATGCAAAAGCTTATATGGTATTACTAGATTAACAATCAATCATAGGTTGTGGCGCTAACGCGCCACACCTCGCCTATCTCATAGAGGTACCAACCCCAACCCTAAAAAAGTAAATTTAGCTTGTACCTAATCCCTTCTAATAAAAAGGGATCCTACTGCTTTCTGCTTTATTCCTTGATTTAGATAGTTATTCAGGTTAAAAATCGTTTTGACACCCATAAGAGTACTTATGCAAGATATTGATATAAAAAAATTATTACAACAAGATTTAGAAAACCTTCCCCCAGAAACCAGACGCGAGTACAAGCGGTACCTGGTCCAACTAGACAGAAAACAAAAACATAAAAAGATACGGACAGACTTTATGACTTTCGTCAAAGCCATGTGGCCGGATTTCATTGAGGGGTACCATCATAAAATTATTGCAGAAAAATTTAATAAAATAAAATCTGGAGAAATTAGGAGACTCATTGTGAATATGCCTCCAAGGCATACGAAATCTGAGTTTGCATCTTTCTTGCTTCCTGCGTGGATGATAGGAGGTCAACCAAAATTAAAAATTATTCAAGCAACTCACACAGCTGAACTTGCTGTAAGGTTTGGTCGTAAGGCTAAACACTTAATGGATAGTGAAGAGTATAAAGAAGTTTTTCCAACTAGACTTATGGAAGATAGCAA